CGATATTTGAAGAGATCTACACTGATGAACCCGAATTAAAGGATGCTAGACTCTCTAGACTCCTTAAGATAAACAAGAAGCTCAAAGAGCAAGTCGAAACGATGGACAATGAAGATGACCTCAAAGAGCTTTACAAGGTAGCACTTAAACGGACCAAGTTCCTGGCCCAGCATGAGTATGCTGCTGCCATAGAGGAAGTCGCAGTAGCGAAGATCGCATAAGGAGAACCATAAAATGTCAGAGAAAATGCTTATAAAGGCAATGGAGCTTACGGTCAAAGACTCCGATGCTGATGATCGAACCCTAGAGTTTGTCGGTTCGACCAGTAAATGGGACAGGGACGATGAGATTATCCTCTCATCTGCCTGGATGCTTGACCACTACAGGCAGAATCCCGTAGTTCTGTTTGCCCACGACCATTATCAGCCGCCTATCGGAAAGACTACCTCCGTTGGAGTGAATAAGGACGGAGAACTCAAGTTCAAGGTAAAGTTTGCTGAACCTGAGGTGTATGGCTTTGCAGATACCGTCTACAAGCTCTACAAGAATGGCTATATGAAGGCCGTTTCCGTTGGCCTCATGCCTCTGGAGTGGGAATACGGCAAATCCGCAGATGAACCATACCGTGTTATCACTAAGGCAGAGCTTTATGAGCTCTCTATGGTACCAGTTGGGGCCAATCCTGAAGCCCTAATCACTTCAAAGGGTGTCGAGAAAGCCATGGAAGATGGTGCTGTTGACAAGGTAGAGATGGAAGAGCTGGTTATGATGCTCGAATCCACCTTCAAAGTAAAGGAAGCAGAGAAGAAAACAGAGGAACCAGAAGAGACCTTTCCACCTTTAGGAGAGTACATAGAAAGAAAGATCGAACCTATTCCAGCTGTCACTGTGAAGATGGAGCACTACGACACAGGAATGCTTGATAGTGAGAAATTCAAGCAGTTTCTGAAGGATAACAAACTCGTTATATGTAGCGAGGAGATATTTGAAGAGAAGACAGTCAAGGCTCAAACAACTGAGCCTGACATATATGATATCCTACTTCAAGACCTCAAGGCCGTGCCAACAGAGCCTCATGAGAAGTCTCATGGAGAGGATCTCGACAAAGAGTTACTCGCACTCTATAAAAGCGAAGACTAACTAGGAGGAACTCGAACATGAGTGATAAAGACCAGAAACACCAAGACGAGCTAAAAGCTCGCCTCAAAGAAGCTCTGAAGGAAGAGATCGATGAGCGCATGTCTGCCTTTGAAGAAAGGCAGGAAAAGCGCGCGAAAGAGCTCGAGAAAATGGCTTCTGAAGATCGTGCACGGCTCGAGGCAATCGAAGCGATGCCAGCCACTAAGGTCAAGGTTCCCGTACCAGGGAAGACCAAGACTGTTGAGCTCCATAGGGGCTACGATCTGAACAAGCAAGGCCTGCGTCTCAAGATCGCTGACAATGATCGGCGTGAAGAGATCGCTAAGTGGTTTATCAATGTGATCACCGGTAAGGCCGCGTTGCAGGAAGGTACAACCACAGAAGGTGGGTACCTCGTACCTGATGAGTATGGTGATGAGATCATCGCCTTTGCGCGAGTTGGATCGATTGCCCTACAGGACTGTCGTATTTGGCCTATGGGAACCGATGTACTTCGGGTACCTGCCGAAGACGGTGGAGTCACAGTCGGTGTTACAGCCGAAGAGACCGATGCAACTGAGTCTGAGCCTACTTTCCGCGAGGTCGTTCTGACCGCAAAGAGAGTGGATGCATTCAGCGTGATGTCAAACGAACTGTTGAATGACAGTAAGTACGACGTTGTAAGTCATCTGACTGAGCTGTTTGGTGAGGCCACTGGCAAGTTCCTTGATACAGAAGTGATCGCGGGTACATCCCTCGGCACCGGTATCGAGACAGCTTCCGGTGTGAACGAAGTGCAGTTAGCGGCCGCCAAGACAATTGCTGACATAACTGCAACTAATCTTTCAGAGATGATCATGAAGCTGGAAGGTTACAAGCTTCCAGGTGCCAAGTTTTACGCACCTAAGGCTTTCGCTCACTATGCACGGTTGATTAAAGACGGTGCTGGTAGCTACATCTGGGGAGCTATGAACGCGTCTGACCCAGGTAATGTATACGGTTACCCACTAACAATCAACGATCAGTTTCCCGCAAGTGCTGTCGATACGATCATGGCAATCTTCGGAAATCTGAAGTACGTGGCCCTCGGCCGCAGAGACGGTGACATGAGTCTGGATCTGGATCCTTATGGCTTGTTCAAGAGCTATCAGACCAGGACCCGTATCGTGACCCGTTGGGCATTGTCAGTAGCCCAGGCAGCTGGACTAGTCCGGTTGATGAGCGGTAACGCAGTGACCACGACTACTACGTAAGAGTAGTATCAGGGCTTCAGGCCCTGACAACAATATAGGGGCCCGAGTAAGTCCTTGGGGCTTGGGCCCCTTTCCCTAACCAAAGAGAGGAACATCATGTACGATAAGCAAGCAAGACCAGGACGTAAACCACCATTCAAATATATACGCGTATGCGAAGATTGTGAACACAGAGAGGTATTTAAGCACGACGGTCAGAAGTGCGAAGAGTGCGGGAGTACAACACCGCCCAAAGTAGAGAGGTAAAAGCAGAACAGCAAACAATAAACCTGGAGATAGATCCAATGGCACTTTGCACACTAGAAGAAGTCAAGAATCACTTCGGTTTTGGTGACGATGCGGGTGACGAGGAACAGATAGATCGTCTAATTACTGCTGCACAAGGGCTCTTTGAGCGGTATTGTGGCAGGGTATTCGACGAAGCTACCTTCACCGAGTACTGGAATGGTGATGGAACCGACCTCCTGTTCATCAAGAACTATCCTATCATCTCGATTGCGAGTATCCATGATGATTCCGGAGACCACTCTTACGGCGACGACACGCTAATAGATCCCACTGGATACGCGATTATCAACGATAATCACGTCCAGCTGTACAGCACGGTCTTTAATAAGAGCGTCAACAATGTGCAGATCATCTATGTAGCCGGCTACAGTGATACCACTCCCGGAGACCATGTACCGATCCCGGACGAGCTGACGCAGGCTTGTATTGCACAGGTCGGTTGGATGTTCAAGCAAGGTAAGGGACATCAATACGGCATCAGCACTAAGACACTGGATGATGGTAGCATTGGATTTATTGAAACCAGTGCACTGTTGCCATCTGTCAGAGAAACACTGAGACTTTATCGTAGGGTAAGCTTCTAATGATAAACATCAAGATTAAGGTAGACAAGAAGGATCTCAAGCATATCGAAGAGATGCCCAAAAGGATGACAGAGGGGCTCTTCGAGGGGATGAAGAGAGCTCTTACCCTCGCTGAGAAGTCTACTAAGAGTGTCTATCTGAGTGGCAAGGCTCTTAAGAGACGTACCAGCTTCCTTTATAATGCAATAGGAACTGAGGTTAAGAAGAAGAGTATGGGAGTTGTTGGTAGTTTAGGCACTCTGAAATACGATGTACCCTATGGCGCTTTCTGGGAGTTCGGTGGTAAATATGGTAAAAGATCCTTTATAAAACCTGCCATTGATGACAGTATGAATGAAATGCTGGTCATCATAGGACGCTCTGCTACAAAGGAGATGAATGAATAATGAGCTTACCCTGCGGTAGAACTGGTGCAAGCCTAAGAAAGCAGATCATAGAGAACATTATGCTCACTCTTGCCGAGAAGATTGGTGGAGATGACTACAATAACGAGATCAATGAGAAGAACGTCTCCAATAAGACCAAGAAGTGGGATGAATGTCCTACCTATCCGTACATCTGTGTGAATGCTAGTACTGAGCGAAAAGAAGGTCAAAGAGAGAGTCTGATGTATGCATACATGGATGTATTGATATATCTATATGTTCAAGATGGTACAGACGCCTCAGGCAAGCTAGAGGATCTCATTCAAGATGTAGAAAAAGCAATGTATATCGATGAGACAAGAGGCGATTTAGCTGTCAATACGGTTGCCACCGGCATAGACACCGACAATGGCTGGTTGCAGCCATACGGTATGGCTGAGTTTTCCTTTGAAGTGCAATACAGATACCTTTACGGCAATCCGTAATAACCCCGGCATGAGCCGATAACCAAATGTAACTGGAGGAATCACACAATGTTAATCCGTAAAGCTGTTCTCGCACTCGAGATTGAAGACAATGAAGGGGTAGCAGAAACAATTGTTGCCGCTGACGGTATTCTCGTAGAGAACATCAGTTTCACCCCTGGTGTGGAAATGCACGAGAGGGATCCCATTAGGGCGAATCTCTCTCCTTGGAGTTCTCAGCCGGGGAAACGACAGGCGAGTGTTTCTTTTGACGTCGCCTTGGTAGGTACCACGAGTGGAGGCGTTGCGCCTCATTGGGGCAAAGCTCTTAGAGCTTGTGGTTTCAGTGAAGACATAGACGTTGGTGAGAGAGTTGAGTACAAGCCTGCTTCCGACAGTATTCCCAGTGTGACAATCGGTTGGTGGCTAGATGGAAAGAAGTACCTCACATGGGGTGCCCGCGGTACTGTGACCCTGAAGTTGGAAAATGGTATCCCTGGAATGCTCTCATTTGAGTTTACTGGTGCTGATTGGTCAGAGGACGACGAAGCCATTCTGGCAGACGTTCCCTACGAATGCACAATTCCGCCAGTATTCATGAGTGCGAACCTCACAATTGATGACTATGCAGCCATCCTTTCGGCCATAGAAATCAATATGAACAACGAGGTAGCCCTCAGGCAGGACGTGAATGCACCAAGTGGTCATCTAAGTGCACAGATCACAGCCCGTAAGCCGTCTATGACACTTGATCCCGAGAACGTAGTGAAAGCTACATTTGACTTCTTCGGAAAGTGGCGTAGTGCTGAAGAGATGGCTTTTGATTGTGCTATTGGTGATGCTCCTGGTAACATCATAAGGATCACCGCACCGAGAGTGCAGATTCAAGAAAGCGCGCTCGAGGATCGTGACGGTATCTCTACCCTGTCGATTACTGCCCAGTTGAACGGCGTATGTCCGGCTGGTGGAGACGAACTAGTCATTACGATTGAAGATGACTACGGATTCTCAACCACATCGACCACTACGACCACCACTTCAACTACCTAGAATAACTAGGTAATACCCAAGGAGAAACACCATGAGAATCATTGGCGAAGAAGTAAGACACGAGATGGTGATCTCTGACGCCGTTAGTGGCGCTGAGATCACCTTCTTTTACAGGATACCTACGACTACAGAGCGAATGGACTATTTCTCTAACCTCTACAAGAGGGAAGGGGAGGACCTTATAGATCAGTCTTCCGAAACACGCTTGCGTTGGGCCAAAGAGGTCATCACTGGTGTTGGAGAAGACTGTTTTGGTTTCCAGCCCAAGAAGAAAAAGAAGGCTGACCCGGAAGCTGAGATAGTTCCTCTTACCTCAGATAAGAATTCTGAACATTACAGGAA